GTTTAAATTAGATGGAGCATAATTATGGCAAGTTTACCTAATCAATGCAGACAATACCTTATGAACAAAGGTAAAACATTCAATGAAACAACGGCAATACTAGAGGATTTTAAGCAGATTATTCTTCAAGATGACGGTACTGGAGCATATATAAAAATATGGAATGTTACAGATATAGATAAACCTAGTAATTCTGACTTAGCAGCCGTTGATTCAGATGCAAATAAATTAGAAGAATAATCCTAAATAATTGGAATTCCCTTCATTAAACCTCCCCTCGGCACCACCTATTCCGAGGATGACTTTGAAGGTGCCTACAGCAAAAGTTCCTCGATATAAAACAATGGTGATTCCTCCTACTGATTTGGAACCACCAGCTGGGGTTAAAGCTGAAGCTACGACAAGTGAAGCTCCACCTCCACCAAGGAAACTAGATATACCTGTATTAGATATACAAATGCCACTACCCGAACCTGCGGTAGTGGTGACAGCGGTAACGACTGCTGTAGTGGCTGTAGGTACTACTTCTATTACCTCATCACTATTTGAACCAATTAAGAAAAAGGTTCAGAAATTCCTTCAAGGCAAAATTGACGCATGGAAGAAAAAGAGAAAGGAGAAAAAGGAAAAGGTCTCATTGGCAAGCTGAAAGATGCTGCTGAAGACCAAGAACATCAAATCCAGATCTTAGGAACATTCGTCAGACTTGGCGTAGTGGTTTGGTCTGGTTTCATCATAACGATGAACTACGTTGAGTTACCGATGATAAAGAAAGCTGGAAACTCAGATATCACGTTCGTGGCTTCGGTGTTTACGGGAGCACTCGCCACTTTTGGCTTGTCTACTGGTAATTCTAAAGATAAAGGCGGTCCCGTCAATTGTCCTATGGCAAAGAAAAAAGACGAATGAAAAAATGGCTACTACTCTTACTGCTGGTATCCCCCTCAGTTGCAAGAGCAGACTTAATTACTCCTCAATTCACACAAGGGAGTATGCAAAGTACAACAACTACAACTCAAGAGATAACAGAAACAATCGAAACAGAAGTATATGGTGGCGCATACAAAAAGTGGTCAGGAGACAACATAACTCACTCTTCAGCTACTTCAGGCGGTATCGAAGCTTCAGATTCAATATTTACAGTAACAACGCAAGGAGATCCATTCACTTTCGAAACAGTGACACGATCAGCGGGAGTAGTAGAAACAATCGATATCACAAGAGACATCGAAACTACAGCTACCACTACCTCCTTATCGGTCTTCTCGCAATAGGTCTACCAGCACGTGCAGAGGATGAGATCAACAACACATCCAACCCGATAGCGGCTGCGACTGGAAATGTGACAAATCAAGCCGTACAATTCCAGAACAATGGAGCACCATCTAGGCAGCACTACGGACCAAATATTAGCTGTAATGGCAGCACAATGACATTCTCCCCTTTCTATATGGGGAACCACGTTAAACCGTGGGAACACAATGAGTTAGGTATGTCTCCCAGTGGTTACACAATGACTGAGAACTGGGGAGCACAACTTAACTTTATGGTTCCACTAGATAGACGTGGATTAGAGCAGTGCCGACGCATTGCTAAAAGACAAGAAGAAAAGATGGAATTGGATTTCGAGTTGGTTCGTGCGCTCAAATGTGCCGAACTCCAACAAAAGGGGTTCATGTTGAGACCTGGTACCCGTGTCGCACATATGTGTAGCGACGTAATACCTATCGCTCAATACATCAAAGAAAATCAAGTAAAAACAGAGCCACCAAAACTAGAGAAGAAGTGGTGGCAGAAATTACCATTCACTAAATGACTGAATTAATAGCAATAGCGTGCATAACAATTCTTTTATACATTTTTCTAAAAAACATCACAACATCACCATGATCGTACTTATCAAGCCCATCCTAATGGCATTCCTCAGCTCATCTGCTGTAAAGGAATTAGTTATACAACTACTAGAAGCCTACGCTGAATCAACTGACAATACCATTGATGATAAGGCAGTCGAATTAATTAAGAAGAATTTATTCCCAGGAACTAAAGAGTAATGAAGAAAGCCACTGAAGACCAGTTCAACGAATTACATAGCCTTGTCACAGAAGAATTCCTAAAGCGGGTCAAAAGTGGCACTGCTACTACTCAAGACTTAAAAGCAGCCTGTGATTGGCTAAAGACTAACGATATAAGTGGTATTGCTTTAGAAGGTAATCCTTTATCGAAGTTAGCAGCGGTTATGCCAACTGTAGATCCAGAACTCGTACAAACAAGACTATATGGCAAGCGGAGCGAAGTACGCTAACGGCAACTATAAAGCTCAACAGAAAGCGTACAACAAAACAAAAAAGGGTAAGGCATTACGAGTCAACGCTAATCGATTAAATAGACAACTTGGTACCTACGGCAATGGTGATGGCAAAGATGCTGCTCACTACAAAGGTAGTACCACAAAAGGAAGACTTCAATCTCCTTCTATTAACCGACGTAGCCGACTTAAACGTAAATCTAAATGACCCCTGTACTACCTAAACCTGAACACTATTTATACAACCTAATAACCATGACAAGTCCTGACGCTAAGAAGCTCTGGAGAAGAGCTATTAAAGAGCACTTCAATTGTCAATGTGTTTATTGCGGAAACAATTATGAATTACATGAACTCACGCTTGATCATGTCAAGCCTAAAACAAATGGCGGAGAAAGTATTGCAAGCAATCTCGTACCCGCCTGTAGAAAGTGCAACCAAGGCAAAGGTAGTAGTCATTGGCTCAGATGGATGCGCCAGACATATGGATGTATCCCTGATAGAGAACAGATGATTCTGTCTCACATTAGTTAGCCACCTGAAGTAAATATCAACCGCCGTCCGAAAGGGCGGCTTTTTTTATGGGAAAAGCATTAATAAATGTTGAATCTTTAACGCAAAATATTGGGGGACGTTCTTATTCAGACTTACCTCCTCAGTACAACGCTAGAAGAAAAGCATTATTAGACTTAGAAAAAGAATTTCTAAATATAAGAGCTAAAAAATTAGCTGGAACTGCTACTCAAACAGAACTTAGAAGGTATGGAATATTACCTAGAGAGATTAAAGCAGTTACAATAACAGATCCTGAAGTTATTTTCAAAAGAAATAGACAAGGTAAGTGGGTTTATAGTAAAGAAGCTCAATGGAAAGTTAAAGGTGATGCTCTAGCTCCTGGTTTGAAACCTCTAGAAAGTCACCATAAATCTGGTTTAGATAAATACTATGGAAAAATAAAAGGTTGGGATGATGATTCCTTATATGATCTTCATCGAAAATTAGGTGATCAAGGAAAATACCTTGGTAATCATCCAAAAAATTTAGTCAACCTAGACTCATCTTTACATGTAGGGAGAGCTAGACAATTCACCCCGGCATATGAAAGCATTCATGGGGTAATAGATTATAGCGATTTAACTGAGGCTGAATGGGAAGAACTGGTAGATAGAGTTGGTTCTGAGAATATCGATTATCTAAAAACAGATGTTGATTTTGACTCAGATATCGGATCTCCTGGTGATCCTAAAGGTATAAGAAGAAAGAGATCATTAGTGCCAAGTGATGAAGTTTTTGAATATGCTACAGAGGCTAATATGGATTCCATTGCTAGAATGATGGATAATGATTATCAAATAGCAGAGGAATTTGTAAAGAAAATACCTAAGACAAAAATAGCTTTTAAAGGTAAGAGTAGTACAGTAAATAATTTCATTAAAAATAATTTAAAAGATAAAGCATTCTGGCCTGAAGATACTGAAGAAGCTATTAAAAATCTAGATTTACCAAGGCTAAAACAAATACAAAGTGAGATACCTTTGATAAAAGAATCTTCTATGCAAGACGCTTTAAAATCTGGTAAGACTCTTCAGCAATGGCGAGATTTTAGTAGAGGTATAACTAATAAAGCAGGTAGAGTTCTTGATAAACTTTCTCCTGTGATTAAAACAACTAAAGCAGTAGTAAAAGTAGCTCCTTATGTTGGAACAGCACTAGCTATTGAAGGTGCAAGAAGTGGAATATCTAAGGCAGCTGAAAACCCAACAGCAGAAAACATAGGTTATGCCGCAGGTAAATCTGCAGCAGCTGTACTTGAATTAGACCCAACAGGTATAACACCTACTGTTGTGGATACTGCAACTGAAACATTTCTAACACCAGAAGGAAGAGAAAATTGGAAGAAAAGTAGAGACTCTTATATGGGAGAAGGTGAAGACGATTTCACGACGATGTAAGCCCTCTTAATTAACAACCTATACAAACACATATGAATGATACTTTAACCGCCCTACAGGACGATTTCAAGGTGTTTCTGACGGCTCTATGGGA